TGATGTCTGAAAAATGCACCTAGATGTCCAATAAACTGTTGGACAATTTCTGATTCGTTAGGTACGTGGGTGGTGTACTGTTCCTTCTTTTTGACCACAGGCTTGGCTTCAGCGGTGGGTAGTGGCTTGGCCTTGCTTCCAAAGAGCCCTGAGAAGAAACCCCAGATTGTTTTGGCATCGTTGGTAATTGTTTTAATGTCATCTGTTGCCTTCTTTACCTTTTGTATCGCTACCTTACCTTCGCTCAAAGCCTCGCAACAGTACGATATGCCATCGTATGCAGCTTGCATTGCCTTAAAGGCTAGTCCAATCGTTAATGGATCGAACACATCACTTTTTCAGGAACTGTTCCCAAAACAAAGTGGCAGCACCCCAAGCAGCGATAACCCAGAAGATCGGTTTAGCAGCCTTGGCTAACCAACCAAGAACAATGAAAGCACCCTGCATGGCCTTAAAGCCATCTACAAGCACTTTTGTATTGCTATCAATATCATCTACCTTGCCTTCGACAGCAACTAGACGATCATAAATTTGTTGATGTGTAACGTTGTCCATAGTTATCTCGGTGGGGGTACTGAACGGTAAGGGCTACCAAGTTTTTGTGTTTCAGCAAATCTTCGTGCAACTTGTGCGCTTTCATTTGCTTCTCCAGCATCACCAGTATATGTAAGAGCAGAGAATCCTGCTCCACCAGCTTTGCTAAGTAAACCTAAACCAAGTTTGGCAGCGGCAACAGGGCCACCAATGTCAAAACCAGCCTGACGCAATGGCCCAAAGTCACCCTTCTGGGCAGCCTGTACAGCGCCTGTAAGGCCAAGCAATCCAGCGGCAGCCATAGCACCTTTGCCTAAACTACCAAGTTTGTTGCCTTTGACAGCATCTTCTAACTCAGTGCGAATTCCTGCTTGAAGCTTTTGCATTTGCTCTTCAGGAATGCGAGACAGTTTGCCTTCAGCATTACGTGGTAATGGTTCGCCAGTATATTTTTCATAAAACTTGCTTGCCTCTGGGATTTGCTTAATTGATCCACCAGTAGGAGGCATAGACAAAGGACCGCCTACAAAGTCTTTAAACATCTCTAAAGATGCTTGTGCTTCAGGCGTAAAGTTCTTTTTAGTTCCACCAAATAATTGGGCAGCAGAGCCTTCAGCACCACCGGGCCATTTTCCTGATTTTGCTGGTTCTGTACCAAGCACTGCTTTTTGCGTTGCTTGTGTCTTTGCAGCAATTTGCTCAGGCGTTTGTGCGGGTGCAGTAGTTGGTATAACTTCTGGAGGCGGTGTTGTAACAGCCGGAGTTGGTGCAGGTGTTGTAGCCGGTGTTACCGGAGGAGCCACTGTTACAGGTGCAGTTACTGGTGGTTGCTTACTAGCGTTTGCCACTGAGTTAGCAAGTTCATTCTTTGCTGATTTCTTGAGCAAAGCCTCAGCTTGTTGATCAGCAGAAGTAGGAGAGGCAGACTTACCTTGGCTTGCTTGAATCTTTTCTTGAGCTTGCTTGGCTTTGTTTAATTCATGTATCTCATCTTTTCTGCGTTGCTCTCTCTCATATGCATCATTAGCCCTAGCATCGGCAGCATCTTTCCTTCTTTCGGCAGCACTGATAGCATCTATTCTTGCTTGCACTAATGGATCAACAGGTGCTACAGGGGCAGGTGCTATATCAACAGGCGCAGGGGCAGCACCCATAATAGGACTAGGAGCGCCTTCAATAAGGTTACCGGTTGCCGGCTTGTAACCAGACATGACAGGCTGTTGTGTTGCTTGAGCGGGAAACGTTGCAGGAGGAATATTTCCTGTTGGTGCAGAAGGCACAGGCGCAGATGGCACAGCCTCAGTCAACGTAGGTACTGGAGCGCCAAGCGTTGCATTTGCTGGACGACCAGAATATCCTTTTTCATAACTGTTTTGTTTACTGTCTTGTAAAACTTTATAAGCGCCAAATAAACCACCAGCACCTGCAGCGGTTCCAGCAATAGCGCCTAAGTTGTCACCAATAAAATCACCTGCTTGACCAGCAACACCACTTACAACTTCTCCAATAGGAGGGTTAAGAGGACCCATTGCCTCTAGTGTCTGATTTACATTGCTTGCAACAGCTTGTGGATTAGGGTCTTTGGCTTCTGCACCCTTAGACTTTCTTTCCTGAATAGAAGCTTTTTTTGCAGGTGCTGGCGCAGACGGTTCCGCAGAAGACTCGCCAACAAAGTGACCGGAACCAGAATATTCATCTGCCATTTAATTGCTCCCATTTTCCGTCTCTGTATACGCGAGGACGATTGTTATTCCCGACATCAATGTCACCTTCTTTAGGCACATGATCTTTGCCAGACTTAACAGCATTTCTTAATGAATCATATTTGTAGTTGATGCCTTGGAATGTTTTAGATTGCATGAACTCTTCACGGTTTGCTTCTCTATCACCCAAGTTACCACTACGAACTTTGTTGGCAGTAAAAGCAGCCCATGCAGAATCTAACGCATTATTACGTTGCATGTCATAACTGTTAGCAATAGCGTCTTTACGACTCTGCATGCCCATCTCTACTGGTGGCACAACGACAACGCCCGGTGCGCGGTTCTCTGGAGCCAAGTTAGCATTGACTTGATTAATTGTTGCTTGGTCTTGCAAGAAAGAACGAACTACATCCAGTTCTTCAGGAGTCTTAATAGCACCCTGTGTGTACTTCTGAATCTTAGTAATCATGTTCTCAATGTTTTGTTGAGAATTACTTGCAGTAGTTCCTAATTCGGCAGCTTTGTTTTCAGAACCAGTTGCAGACTTTAGTTCTGTAGCAGAAACATTGCCTTCAAGATTTGCGTTTGACCCGCCTCTTTTACCAACTGCACCACCTGCACTGCCACCAACTGTTCCAGTCTTTTGACCAGTAGCAGACAAAGCCTTAGATTCACTTTCACCGGTAGTTTTGCCTGTAGCAGTTGTACCCATAGTCTGGGTAAAACCAAATACATCCTTGCGTTGCTCAGGAGTAAGTTTGCTGATCACATCCAAAATAGGATGGTTCTTTAAGCGATCAATGTTTTGGCTGATTTTGTTGTTTGTCTGAGAAGCAACCTGACTAGTCTCGTAGGACTTCTTCATGGCCTCTACAACAGGCAAAGCAAGCCCAGTCTTGGCGGCAACATCAATAGCTCTCATAGTAGTAAAAGCAGAGCCTTCCAAGGCAGTGCGATCACGGGCAGTTATTACACCGCCTTTTACTGTTTCAATTTCTGCTCTTTCACGCTGGGACAGTGGACGAAAAGATTTTGCATCAGCCATTTCTCCAGTAAATCCATTGGAGTTGTATTGCTTATAGACCTTTTCGCCAGTAGCAGTTACGCCTTCTTCAAACTTAGTTGGACCACCGTTGTAATACTTCCATACGCCCATCCAGTCGCCTTTTAATGCGCTGGCTAACATGCCCGGTACTTGCATGTGCGTATTAATGTTTCCTTCTGCGTCTGCCTTATTTTTTTGAACAATAAGATCAGCAATTTTTCTATTGTCGCCACTTTCAAAAGCTTCTTTTAAAGCGGTAACTTTTATTTCTCCAGCATCCGTTGAAGGTGCTGGCGCATCAGTTTTAGCAGTAGGAGGAGGAACAGCAACACTAGCAATAGGTTGTGCTTCTAAATCCATTTTTGGTGGTGCGATTGCTTCAGCCATTTTTAGTCCTTACCAGTTTGCATCGTAACCATGCTCGGTCACAGATGATGGAGGTTTAACAGTAGGTAACGTAGGTGCAGTAGGCGCTGGGTATTTGCCTTGTGCAGCGTTATATGCATTCATAGCATTACCCTGCCCCAATTGAGTGGCGGCATTAGAGAAGTTTTGATATGTATTTTGAACAGGCGCAATTGCTTGTTGAGCAAAATCACTCATTGTTTGAGGAGGTGGAGGAACGCCTTCACCACCTGCACTTGCTTGTCCCGCCATAATTTCTTTTAGGGACTTCATCTGGTCAGTGTCTTTAAAACCAGCGTAGTTCTCCCATGAACCAAATTGTCCGGGATTAATAAACTTATTTGGATCAAATGCCATATTAATTCCTTAACCGATTTTGATTCCAGAACCTTTGCCAGAAGTACTTGAACTTTGAGTGCCGGCAAAGTTTGGAGTAGTACTTGCCTGTGGAATACCAAACACAACAGAAGCGTACTTTGCCAATACGTCTTGTGGAGTTTGTGCGTATCCGATACGGGCGGCAGCAGCTTGATTGGCAGCCTGTAAACCAGCTTGTCCGGCTTGGGTAAGACCTTGAGAGGCGGCAAGTTGGTTTTGTTGCACTTGAGCCTGTGCGCCAGCGGCAGCAGTAGCCTGACGTTGGGCGTTAAGACTTGCCATATTTCGGTCAGCCAAAGCCATACGCGCAGAACCTAGTCCACCTGCCGCGCCATACATGGCATTTTGTCCCATCTGGGATTCACGGGCAGATTCACGACCTGATTGCAGGGCAGCTTGAATTTGATTTTGTTCGTATTGCGGGCCAAACAAAGAAGCCATTCCTTGCATGCCAGTGCCATACGCTTGAGCGCCAGCCGCACCCTGTAAAGCGCCAGCGCCTGCGGCAACTTGAGATGCTTGTTGAGCGGCAATATCAGATGCAGGTGCTGCCTGTTCATAAGCGTTTCTGGCTAGTCCTATCGTGTTTTGATAGGCCGGCATTGCCGTGCCAGTCATAAATTCTGTTTGGGCTTGTAGTGCTTGACGCTGTTCTGGCGTAAGAATCGTCTGTTGACTACCTGAAGATTTACCTGATCCCATTCCCATGATTACGCTCCTTTGCCCTTAGCTTGCGCTTGATTAGGTTGTTGTTGTGTATTATCCCCCATACCTACAGTATTGGGGTATAGGTTTGGCTGACCTACACGGGGTTGACCAGAGGTTGCCGAGTTGGTTACTTCACCATTCATTCCTTGAATTTGAAGGCCACTTGTAATGTTTCCAACCATCTGTCGGGTGGCATCATCAAACTGTTGTTGTGTTCCAGCCTTGCCAGACGTCTGGCTTGGTGATTGTTGAACTTGTGCTGAATATCCCATATTTACTCCGTTGGCTTAGTAGGCCAAATTATGTTTGCTGGATAACCCGACTGGGCTGTTATGTCTCTTAATGCCTGACGATATGTAGCCCATTGTTCTTGTTGTTGTTGGGTCAATGGACCATTGGGAAGTTGAGTCCAGTCTGACTTAAATAACAGATTACTTCTTTGAGCAATTATTACTTCTTTTAGCAATTCAATATTAATAATCCAAGATTTACTAGAATAATCAAATTCATGTTGATTGCTGGGTCTAGCAGGTATATCAACTAATTGCCCGTTATCAATATATTGATTTACAGGATCAGATTGGATTTCAAGCAAAGCACATCCATCAGGCACATTTTGAATAGAAACATCAGAACAAAACCCTGATTGAGTTATTTGACCAGTTGCAGTGTTGTAGATAGTAAAGTTCATCGTTTTAAACCTAATACTTGTACTGCTGTTGATCCTGCGCCAGCGTTGTAAGTTACCGTAAAGGTATAACTACCAGTACTTGGCGCTGTGTACACAACACTTACTGGGGTTGCTCCTGCATAGCCTATGCCTGTAGCGGCATCTGCGCCATAGTTTGTTCCAACCGTAACCAAAGTACCAGAAGCTGTGCCACTGACACTTAATGATGTATCTCTACTTATCAAGGTAAACGATCCTGTTGGATAACTTGTACTGCTATAGCCACTTAAATACACCCTATCACCAGCGGTTAACGATACGGTTACGTTTGCTCCGCTACCGCCACTAGTACTTCCGTTTGATGTCGTTATAGCGTTAGCAACAACATTAGCAGTTCCAATTAGTGATCCATTAATTGAAAGGTTGGTGTTGTCAAAAGATATGTTTGTTGTTGGATTACCAAGTACAAATCTACCATTGGAATAGAGATGTGTACCAGAGCCGGTCATGGAAGTTCCGCTGATTGCTGGAGAACTGCCTACCGTTATGTCACCTGCTGTAATGTTTCCAAGATTAGCGGAAATTGCTGATAGTTGAGCAACACTAAGATTTGCAGCAACAATAGTTCCAGCAACAATAATGTCGCCAGTAATGTAACTTTGGAAAAACGCCCAACCAGTTGTGTACTTATAAACAATAGATGAAACGCCACTGTTGTAGTTAACAGTACACATGTCTCCAAATACAGGAGTTCTTCCAATTGCTGCAATACATTCTGCATCGGTAGGCGCTGTTGAAGATGCGGTAAGTCGTAAAACAACAAAGTTAGCAGGACCATTTAACCCACTTACTACATCTAAATCAATAGCCGTTGCAGGATCAATAATCCAACCAGTATTAGGTGTAGAGGTAGCCACAGCAAATTGAATCTGTCTGCCACCAGTAGTTATGTAATAGAGGTATTTTGTTGTGCCAAAGCCACCTGCTACAAGCGACCAAAGGTAGTCAGCAGGGTTAGTAGACTCGGTACTTGAATCAGAGTTTCTGATGCCGTAATACAGTCTTCCAGTAGGCGAGTTACTAAAGTTAACAGTGCCATCAAAACTGTCTGCGTATTTGACCGATATGTACTTGTACAGGTATCCAGTAACAGCACCTGTAGGACCGCTTACCTGTCCTGTAGCAGGGTCTGCCTCTACAGTCTGTGTAAAGTTACTAAGGAGATAGTTAACCGCCTCTGAGACTTCAGACTGTGTTGGATTGCCGTCAAGAAAGAAAGGCATTAGTACGCATCCTCAGTAATGGTGGCTTGCCAGTTAAGTGCTGGAACATTCCAAGTGTCTGTTGCATCATTAGACTCAATCTTGACCGCCATAGTTCTGACAGTATTTTGTTGAGTAGTTACCCAAGGATTGTCCGTATCAATGTCTGTTTTGACCGACTCGCCATAAGTAGGAGTTTGGGCAGTAGAGTTAGCACCACCCACGGAGATGGTCAGTTTGCCAGTGCCAGACACCTCTGGAAGGATGCGGTGTACATAGACCTTTGCTGAGTAGGGAACAGGCCCTTGGGCGGTCTGTAATGAAGCATTGGTACGCTCAAACAAGCAAGGTATAGCAGAGCCAGCAAACCCATTGGTTATGTTGGTTTGTCTCATTCTAGAGCCACTAACATTACCCTTAGCATAGGAGACAGTTCTAGAAGCATAGTTAAAGGTTGTACCGTTATAGACAGGTGCTTCGGTAGCCATACAAGCGTTAGCTACATCCCTAGGAGCATTCCACAGCTTTAGGTCATATCTCCAAGAAATCATCTTGTTACACCAACCAGTAGAGGTCAGGTCAGGGTAATAGAGTTCTACTTGATTCTTTTGTGTGTTGTTGACCATAAATATACGGTCAGCATATGTCTGGTTTAAATTGCTAAAGAAGTAGTTCTTAACCTTTTGATTGCCAAGTGAAGAGAATTGAGAGCCGTCAAACACCCAAATATCTCTACTGTCTACACCATAGACTTCTGAGTCTGTATTTACCCAACAGTTGTTGTGTAGCAATCCACGACCTTGGTTAAACAGTCTGATGCCAAATACTGGGGCTGTAGAGTTTTGATAAGCAATAGGAGAAAGAACAACCGTATCCCAGTAGCTACATATATAGAAGTTAGCCCCAAGAAAGAAGCCGTCAATGATCGGACCACGAACAGGAATCTCTTGCTCGTTGGCTACGTTATTTAGGGTAGGCGACCAAGTAGCAGGTACACCAGTAACCGCAAAAGCCTGTGACCAGCGAATAGTAGTCGGATAGTTTGTTGTGATACCGCCACTAGTTTTGGTTAGGTTGCCAGATATTAGGATGTTGCCCACATTGGGTGAAGAGTAGTTACGCACAAAAGCAGCGGTTACTGCTGTTACGCCTATGCTTGCCTCATAGTTCCATACATAGTTATCAGGGGCTTGATCGTAAATGTATATCTCAGTGGCAGACTGCAAAAAATACATCGGAGGACGTAGGCTGTCGTTGATAAAGAAAACACTACCAACCACAGAAAAAGTGATATTGACATCATCTGAATAGCCAGACAAAGCAACGTTTGGATTAGCGCCAACGCCCGGTGTAATGTTAGATACTCCAGAAGCAGTAATCTTGTACCACTTACCCTCGCGTGTGGCAGCTATGTAAGTCCATTCTGTCCCACGGAACCCGCCTTCAAAGAAAACAACGTTTCCTGTAATAGCGCCTAGGATTTCCTCTTCACCAGCAACCTTGCGTATACCCCTAACATCACACTCAACATTAAGTCCTGAGTTGTACTCATTTGCAGACAAAGCAATGCTAGGAATGTCTGGGCAAAATGACATTTGCGTAAAAGGAGTTCTTAAAGGTGTGTACCCATTGTTATCCATGATTTGCAAACGCTCCGTGATATTTTGTTCGTGCTTCGTGAGCAACAAGCTCTGCTAACTCAAAATCTTCAACATACCAGCAATGTGTTGTTTTGTTGTGCTTAATATGAACCTGCCATCTTTTTTGTTTTTCATGCCAAGAAACATTTTTACAACCGCTTGAATTGTTTTTGCTTAATTTACGATTGTATTGATTAGTTTGAGCAGTTGCTTCTCTTAAATTTTCAATTTTGTTGTTTAAGGGATTGCTATCAATATGGTCTACAACTTTAGGCATATAACCGTGATGCCATAAATAAACAATTCTGTGTGATGGTATTTCTTTGTATCCAATCATTAACCTTTTATAGCCATGACTTGATAGGCATCCAGCCTCTGATCCAGCTTTAACTTTTCCACGCGCACGATCCATTTTCCAAAAAAGCTTTCCTTCTTTGTATTCAAACAAAGATTTCACATCTTCTTGGGTTAGATCACTCATGCAACTGCATCCCAAGTTTGATTGGCTTCATTCCAAGTGTAAGGGCCACCCTCTGTAGGCATAGCCACAGGAGCATTCCACAGACAAGTGTCATCGCTCATAGTCCATGATGGATATGGCTGTGGGGGTATGAACGCATCCCGACCTGAGTCGTATGTGTAGCCAATCCCAGCGTAGTTCTTACGCAAAGGTGTACCGCCATTAGCATGAACACCGCCATGCGTGTTGTATGAGGTTTGCACCCATCCATGCCCAAATATGCCAGAGTCAATGACATCTTGTTCGGCAACGATTACCTGAGTGACTATCCCGTTTTCTACTTTTGCAAAGTGCATATATTTTCCTTAGAAAGTAATTGTTCCTGATGAAGTCCATTTGTAAATGCGATACCCACCCGATACAGTTATTGTGGGTGAACCTGTGGTTGATGTTGCAGCTGGAAAAGTGTCAACATAACGAATAATGACAACACCAGAACCACCAGAGCCTGATGCACCTGTTGTTCCGTCTGCGTCAGAACCTACACCTCCACCACCGCCACCTGTGTTTGCAGTTCCAGATGTCGCACTTCCAGCATTAGTGCTACCAGCACCACCCCCGCCAGAGCCACCCGCACCGCCAGCCCCGTTATAAGTGCCACCACCGCCTCCACCAGCGTATGTGACCGAAGAACCAGAAATGCTTGATGCCAAGCCAGCACCACCAGAATTTGTAGTATTTCCTGTATTGCCTACCGCAGATGCACCGCCACCACCCCCCGATGGGAAACCGACAGATGCACCACCAGCAAAACCTTGACCTGATGTTGCAGAGCCACCAGCACCAGAATTAGCACCGCCACCACCAGAACCGCCAGTTAAACCAGTTCCAGTTCGTGCGCCACCACCCCCGCCAGTAGATGTAATAGTTACGCCAGTTCCAGTTAAAACAGAATTGCTACCAGTTGCGCCATTAGAGTTTGTTGCCCCACCCGCACCGCCAGCACCGACAGTAATTGTGTATGAACCAACGCGAGATGAAATTGTGGAAGTTAAATATCCACCAGCACCACCTCCACCGCCAGCGTTATTTGCGCCTGATGCCGCATCTCGACCACCACCGCCACCACCAGCAACAACTAAATATTCAACAAGTGGAAATGGCGATAAAGACCCGCTAGAAGTAAATGTGTGAATAGTGTTGCCACCAGAAGATGTGACTGTTCCACCAGTAAATACTTGTGAGCCAGCGTAAGAGATGATTACGATACCGCTACCACCAGAACCAGAACTTCCAGTAATGGGAGGAGTTTGTGCGGCTGGATGTCCACCACCACCACCGCCTAGATTTGCAGTTCCAGACCCAGCATTTCCATTTCCAGTAGATGTTGCTTTACCAGCACCACCGCCCCCTGTTCCACCAGAGCCAGCCGTTGAAGTAGCGCCATTTGCCGCGCCACCACCGCCACCCGCGTATGTAACTGAAGAACCAGATATTGATGACGCTAAACCATTGCCGCCATTAGCGCCTGTTTGTGCAGTAGTTGTGCTTCCTCCTACTGCGCCAGCGCCGCCACCGCCACCGCCACCTTCTAAGTTTGAAGTTGTTGCAAAACTAGTTGAACTACCACCAGTATTACCTTGACCAGATGTTGCAGAACCACCCACACCACCACCACCAGCCGAGCCACCAGCACCACCTCCAGAGCCACCGCTTGAGCCATCAAGAGAAGGCTGATTGCCACTACCTCCAGCACCACCTCCAACAGAAGCAGTTGAATATCCGCTAAATACAGAATTAGAGCCACTAGTAACTGCGCCTGTGCCACCAGTACCGCCCGCACCGACTGTTACTGTGTATATTGAATTTGTATCAAGCGTTATGCCCGTTGGTGTTTGCATACCACCACCGCCACCGCCGCCCGCACCGCGGTTGTATGCACCAGCACCACCACCAGCAACAATCAATGCGCTTGCTGTTACAGATGACAAAGGGCTAAGTGCGCCAGAAGATGTGAATGTGTGAATGAAGTTACCGCCTGATTGGGTAACAGTTCCACCACCAAATAATTGTGTTGCGCTTGTGTATGAAA